GCAGCAGCCCCGCCGGTCGAGAACGCACCGCCGGCGCTCGGGGCGAAGCCGAAGCTGGAAGACCTCGACTACGACGCCGACAAGTACGAAGCGGCCCTCTCGGCATGGTTCGAGCGGAAGCGCGCTCACGACGAGCACGCGCAGAAGCAGAAGCAGGCCGAAGAGACGCAGCGGCAAGCGTGGCAAGCCCGCCTCGACGGGTACGCGAAGGCGAAAGCATCCCTTCGCGTGCGCGACTACGAGGAGGCCGAACACGCGGTGACCGACGCCCTCGACGTGACGCAGCAAGGCATCATCGTCTCCGGCGCCGAGAACCCCGCCCTCGTGACGTACGCGCTCGGAAAGGACTCGGCGAAGCTCGCCGAGCTCCGCGCCATCACCGACCCCGTGAAGTTCGCCTTCGCGGTGGCCAAGCTGGAGACTCAGTTGAAAGTCACGCCCCGCAAGCCCGCATCCGCCCCCGAGACCGTCGTGAGGTCCAACACGCGCGTATCGGGTGCAACCGACTCAGTCCTCGAACGCCTCGAAGAAGAAGCAGACCGGACCGGCGACCGCTCCCGCGTCGTCGCGTACAAGGCGAAGCTTCGCGCGCAGGCGAAGAAGTAGTTTCCCCACCCATTCACCAGGATTCAGACAATGGCCAACGCATTTTCCAAAGAAGAGAAGGTTGCCTTCGATCAGCTCCTCGAGGGCTTTAACGACGCGCTCGTGATGTCGCGCAACGTGAGCGTGTACAACTACAACCAGACGGACGCGGCGCGCACGACGGCGATGCCGGGCGTCCCCGTCCCGCCGATCTCGCCCGCGGGCGCGAACTACGGCACCGTCTGGCGCCCGCAGCCGTACATCATGACCTCGGCGACGACGATTCCGGGCAACCCGATCACCTTCACCGATAAGACGCAGCTCACGGTCCCCGCGAGCATCACCACGGTGAAGACCTCGGCGTGGGCGATGAACTCCGTCGAGCTCCGCGACGCGCTTCAGGAAGGCCGCCTCGCGGCGGGCGCGAACCAGAAGCTCGCCTCCGACATCAACGTCGCGCTCATGCAGGCGGCCTCGGGCCTCGGCTCGCTCGTCGTCCCGATCCAAACCCCCGCGGGCTCGTTCGACGACATCGCGCTTTGCGACACGCTAATGAACGAGACCGGCGTCATGGGCGACAACCGTTACCTCTCGCTCTCCTCGCGCAGCTACAACGGCCTCGCGGGCAACGTCGTCGGCTCGACGCGCTCATTCGGCCAGAACAACCGCTCCGACAAGGCGTTCGAGCGCGCGTACGTCGGCATGGTGTCGAGCTTCGACACTTACAAGCAGGACTACGCGCTGCGCCTCACGGGCAACACGCAGGTGGTCGGCGCCGCGACGATCGCGACGAACGGCGCGCAGGCGAACTTCGTTCCGCGCGCGACCAACACCGGTGTTGCCGGCGTCCTCAACGTCGACAACCGCTTCCAGACCGTGGCCGTGAACAACGGCGCGCTCTTCAACGTGGGCGACGCCTTCACGATCGAGGGCATCGAGGCGGTGCACCTCATCACGAAGCAGCCGACGGGCCAGCCGAAGACGTTCCGCGTCGTTGCCATCGCCGGCAACAACGTCACCATCACCCCGCCGATCATTAGCGCCGACAACGCGCCGACCGAGGCCGAGCTCCAGTACAAGAACTGCGAGCGCGCGGGCGCCGGTCTCGCCGCTGCGCAGGTGACCTTCCTCAACACCGTGACCGCTGACCTCAACTGCTTCTGGCACAAGTCGGCGATCGAGATCCTTCCGGGTCGACTCGCGATCCCCGAGAACGCCGGTGTTGCCGTCATGCGCGCGACGACGGACCAGGGCATCGAGGTCGTGATGCAGAAGCAGTTCAACATCGCTTCGAGCCTCACGGAGTACCGTCTCGACGTGCTCTTCGGTACCGCGGTGCTCAACACCGAGATGGTAGGGGTGCTTTTGTTCGGGCAGTGAAAGCCAGCCAACCGGCGAAAGGAGGAGCGGCTTCGGTCGCTCCTTCTTTTTTGCTTTGCGCGTGCTACCGTGCCGCGTGTGCGCTGCGCGACGGAGGATGCGATGCCGCTGACGAAGGGTTACTCGAAGAAGTCCATCTCGAAGAACATCAAGACGGAGATGAAGTCCGGCAAGCCGCAGAAGCAGGCCGTCGCCATCGCGCTCAACACCGCCCGCAAGGCGAAGAAGGCGGCGAAGTGATCGGTGAGATCTCCGTCTACGTCTTCCGCAAGGCGAACGGGCGCGTCATCTCCGAGCGCGTCTTTGAGCGCGCGACGCTCGAGCATCGACTCCGCCACGGCTACACGCTCGACCGTTCAGGCGTCGCGCCGAAGCCTGCCGAGCCCGTCGCCGCTCCTGAGCAGGCCGCGGAAGACGTGAGCTCCGTTGACGAGTCGCCGCCGACGCGCGAGGAGCTCGAGGCGAAGGCCGAAGAGCTCGGCGTGAAGGTCGACAAGCGGTGGGGCGATCGTCGCCTCATGGTCGAACTGACGAAGGCTCTCGAAGGCAAGGGCGATTGACGATGGGCTACTCGAAGCGTCAGTTCCTCGAAGCGGCGTTCACGGAGATCGGCCTCGCCGACTACGTCTTCAACCTGACGGCGCAGGAACTCGCGACCGCGCTTCGCCGCCTCGACGCGATGATGGCCGAGTGGAACGAGCGCGGCCTCCGTCTCGGCTACCCGCTCCCTGGCTCGCCTCAGTTCTCCGACCTCGACGCGCCGTCGGGTGTCCCCGACCGTGCAAACGAGGCGGTCATCACGAACCTCGCGGTGAGGATCGCGCCGAGCTACGGGAAGCAGGTGCTCGCAGGCACGATGACGACGGCGCGCGGAGCGCTGAACACGATCCTCGTCCGCGCTGCGGCCCCGACGCCGATGCGCTACCCTGGCACGCTCCCGGTGGGCGCCGGGAACAAGCCCTGGTCGACGCAGGGCGACCCCTACATGCCGCACCCCGTCGAGCCGCTGCTGACCGGGCAAGACGGCCCGTTCGATTTCGAGTGAGGACACGATGCCGACGATCAACCAGCTTGCGCAGATTCAGACGCTCACGGGAGCGGATCAAATCCCCGTGTACTCCGCATCGAACGGCGACGCGCGCAAGGCGTCGCTGACGGCGCTCGTCGACTACTTCGAGACGGCGTTCGCCTCGCCGGACTACGTCACGCAGTACGCCTCGCCGAACGTGAACGGCTTCGTCGTGAGCATCGCGAGCACGACGCAACCGACGTGGCTTCTCCTCACGCCGACGACCGCCTTCGCGACGGGGACCATCGTCCTCCCCGCGGCGGCGAGCATCCCCGACGGGCTCGAGCTCCTCGTCTACTCGTCGCAGGACATCGCCGCGCTCGCGGTGTCGCTCAACGGCGCGACGGCGGTCAACGGCGCCCCCAGCTTCATCTCTGCGAACGCGTCCTTCGCGCTACGCTTCGACAGGCTCTCGAACGCGTGGTGGTCGGTGCAGGGCCAGAGCTCGGGCACATACGCGCAGGGCTCGTGGACGCCGGTCCTCGTCGGCGGCGTCGTGGTCGGCACCGTAAACTACACGGGTCGATGGACGCGCACAGGCCGTCAGGTCATCGTCGAGATCCTCGTCGAGCCGCAGGCGCTCTCGAGCCTCGCGTTCGCCGGCGGCGGGTCTTACTGGACCGGCCTTCCTGCGTCGCTCTTCCCGTGGTCGGGCGCGAACGCGAACGCAAGCGGCCCCGCGAACGCGAGCTTCCCTGGCGTCGGTCTCGTCGTGCTCGACGACACGCCGGGCGCGGGAAAGGTCGTCACGCTCTCGAACAACGCGAACTTCATCGCCTCTTCGCGGTCGCTCTTCACCGCGACGTATACCATCTAACGGAGCCTCCCCATGAGCTACTACCTCCAAGCCTTCGCGCCCGCTTTCGGCAACGGGCTCCTCCTCTCGCCCGGCGCCGCGAGTGCTACGGCGGCCTTCCCGAACAACTCGAACGCCGTCGAGCTCACGAACCTCGGCGCGACGCGCGTCTCCGTTTCCTTCGGCGACACGAACGCCGTCACCGCGTCGCTCAATGCAGACTACACGATCCTCCCCGGGATGAAGATCGTCGTGACGAAGAACCGGGCGCACCAGTTCATCGCGCACATCAGCAGCGCGGCGGGCGGCTCCCTTCACATCATCCCCGGCGAGGGCTTCTGATGGCGCTCCGAGCACTCCAAGGGCCTACTGGCGGCGGCACTCCAGTCGGCGGCACCGGCACCACCAACACGATCCCCCGCTGGACCGGGCCGACGACGCTGGGGGATTCGATCATCACGCAGACGGGCACCAGCCGCATCACGGTGGGAAGCGGCAGCTACGCAGGCGCGTCGTTGGACGGTGTGCGCCTAGTCAACGGCGTAAACAGCTACTTCGCCGCAAGCGACGGCACCCGCACCGTCTTCATGGGCGCGGACGGAAATGCAGTAGTCGGCACGCTTACCGCGCACGACCTCAAGATCCGCGCTGGCAACGCCGACGCCATGATTGTGCAGCAAGGGACGCTCAACGTCGGCATCGGCACGGCGAGTCCGAGCAGCTACGACGCAGGCGCTCGCAACCTGGTCGTTGGCTCCGGAACGGGTAACCAGGGCATCACAATCGCCGGCAACGGCAATCTTAACCTGTACTTTGCAACGGGCACCACGGGCGGCGATCCATATCGCGGATACATCCGATATACGGCCGCTGGAGATGCGTTTACCTTCGCGACGGCCAGCACCGTGCGCGCGTCGCTTGGTGGTAGCTCGCTCGATATCTCGGCCACCCCCAACTACGGCCTCAAACTCCCCGCGACGCCGGGCAACGCGGACACGCAGACGCTGGATTGCTACCAGGAAACCACGCTCAACAGCGGGTTTACGACGAGCGGCATCACGAGCACGGGCA